GTGTCTACGAGGGCTACTCGAACTTGACTATTCACAATGACGATAACACCGACACTGTTTACATCGGGTGCTCGGACGTGACAACAAGCAATGGGCTGACCTTGAAAAAAGAAGACACCTTGCAATTTGAGCTAGCCCCCCTGGAGCAGCTATTTGTTGTATCGGGCAAAGCTGGTCACACTATCAGTTTTCTAAGGCAGACAATCTAGGAGGTGGGGAATGCCAAAAGGAATGGGATATCCTAAGCCACGCAGAAAGCCTGGTAGGAGAAGGTAAGAATGCCGTATTACATTAGCGATAGCAATCCTGATTGTGGCGGTTGGGCTGTAGAGAAGTCTGATGGTGAAGTTATGGGATGCCACGACTCAAAGCAAGATGCCATTGACCAGATGGTTGCGCTGTCGCTTGCGGAAGAAATGGAACCTGGTGGCGAAAGAGCTGCCCCTGGCACACTAAGAGTCGGCGACTTCGTATCTTGGAATTCTTCAGGTGGTCGTGCTCGGGGACGCATCCTTGACATCGTAGAAGATGGCGTTATCAACGTGCCCGATACAGATTTTGAAATCACTGGCACTCCAACAGACCCAGCGGCACTCATTATGGTTTACGAGGAAGTCACAGGTGGCTGGCGTGAAAGCGGCACCAGAGTTGGACACAAGTTTTCCACCCTTACATCTATACAAGCACTAGAGGCTCCAGAGCGAGCACAGCAACCTAGTTACATTGAATATCGTGAGGTCAACCTAGCCCCGCCGAGCTACATGAGAGCAGCAGCTCGCAGGGGCCTCCAATACTACGAGGAGGGTCTCGGAGGCGATGGGTTGGTTGATAGAACAATTCGTGAAGCTCGTGCGATGGCACGGGGTTCTGTCACTGCTGACAAGTGGGTTAGGTTGCGGGCTTGGATTGCTCGTCACTTGGCTGATTTGGACAGTCCCGCCGCCAGACCTGATTCAGATGATTATCCTAGTGCTGGCGTAGTGGCTCACTTGCTTTGGGGCTCAGGCCCATCAAAAAGAGCAGCTCAGCGTGCTTTGAAGTATGCAGAAGGTGTAGTTGCTAGACTAGAAGAGGAAAATGAAGGCCGAGCGAAAGGCGAAGCATTGGCTAAGTTAGAAACTCGTACCACCCCAATTCAGTTTGAGGTGCGTGAGGGTGAGAACGGCATGACCTTTGAGGGCTATGCGGCAGTATTCAATACTCCGTCCGAGCCTCTGCCGTTTATCGAAAGAATTGCACCTGGGGCGTTTAAGCGTTCTATCGAGGCACGCAATGACATCAAGTTGCTTTGGAACCACGACACGGGAACCGTACTCGGTTCTTCTCGTGCTGGCACCCTAAGTTTGACCGAAGACGAGCGTGGTCTCAAGGTGCGTGCAGACCTACCAAACACATCTGCTGGTCGTGATGCAGCAGAGCTGCTCCGCCGAGGAGATGTTGACTCTATGAGCTTTGGCTTCAGTGTGCCAACAGGAGGAGACGAATGGAACTCAGATGGCTCTGAGCGCACTCTTCGTTCTGTTCGGTTGCACGAAGTCTCAATTGTTGCTTTCCCTGCTTACACAAGCACGGCAGGCACCACCTCCGTCAGAGGAATTGACAAGATTGCAGAGAGGGCTGAGGTTGACCCCGATGCTCTTGCCGATGCAATGCTCAAACTAGAAGAGGGCAAGGAATTGTCTGAGGAAGAGGGAAGACTCTTGAATCAGGCGATTTCATCTAATACAATGAAGTCAGAGTCCGAAGAGCCTGCGGGTGACTTGGCTATGCTACAACTCAAAAAGTTGAAGTATTCGTTACTAATGAATGGAAACAAATAATGGCAACTAAAGCAGATATCAAGAAGGCTATTCTTGCTGTTGCTGGCAACCCTGAGTCAGGCCCAATTGCTCAGCTAGCAGACGCAATGGCAGATGCAGTTGTTGGCCTAGATGCACCCGTGCCCTTCAAGCCAAACGCCCGAGACGGCGATGGCGATGGCAAAGTCCAAGACGGCACACCTTTTGAAAGGCCAGCTAAAGAAAACCGTGTAACCAAGCCAGAGGAAAAGCGCTAAGCACTCTGCCAAGAAACGGTTTCCCCCGCAGTCTTATTCTTTCTACTGCGGGGGTTTTCTTTTGTCTGGGAAAGCTCCTGTAAAATTTACATATCGGATGTGAGTCAGCTCTGCCGTGTTCAGTTAGCGTCAACGCAACTGGTAATTGTAAAACAACTATTAGGAGACTATTCAATGTCTGAGTTCATCAAGACTCAGCAGGAAGTCCGTGCAAACCTCACTGAGCAGATTCGTGACGTAATCGAATCAGCAGAAGCCGAGGGACGTGGACTAGACGCTGCTGAGCTAGAGAAGGTTGACCGCATTGAGGCCGACATCCGTCGTGCTGATGAGGCAATCGCTGTTGCTCAGCGTAACGAAGAGCGTGCAGTAGAGGCATCCGCCGCTGCTAAGGGCTTTGTCGTAGCTGAGACACCACAGGAGCGTTCTGCTTCTGACATCCTGCGTGAAATCGCATCTACTCGTGGGTCACACACCTTCGAGCGCCGTACTCTAGTTCCATCCACCGACACTGTTCCAAAGAGCTTCTTTGACCAGGTATTTGACGTTGCACGTCTAGTCGGCCCGATGCTAGATGTTGGTCAGAGAATCAACACCGCTTCAGGTGAAGATATCACCATGCCAACTCTGACGGCTTACAGCACCGCAACCCTAAAGGCTGCTGGTTCTGCTATCGCCGAGTCCGAGCCAACCTACTCAAGCATCACTCTTGGTGCCTACAAGTACGGTCTGCTCATCCCAGTTGCAAACGAGCTCATTGCCGACGCTGGCTTCGACATCTCCTCTCACCTTGCTGAGCAGGCAGGTAACGGACTAGGCTTCGCAGTCAACGCAGCACTCACCACTGGTACTGGTTCAAACCAGCCAAACGGTGTTGTAACTGCTGCTGGTTCGGGCACAGTAGGCGGCACGGGAGTCTCTGGTGCATTCACCGCTGACAACCTAATTGACTTGCAATACACCCTAGACGGCGCAGCTCGCCGCCTCCCAGGTGTCTCATACATGGCTGCTGGTGCAACCATTGGTGCAATGCGCAAGCTCAAGGACGATGCAGGCAACTACCTATACCAGGTAAACGTTGGACAGCCAGACAGCTTTGCTGGCTACAGCGTTATCGAAAACCCAGGAATGGCAGCAGTCGCAACCAGCGCTAAGTCGGTGCTGTTTGGACATATGCCGTCCTACAAGGTTCGTGTTGCAGGCGGCGTACAGGTTGCAACCTCCACCGACTACGCATTCAACACAGACTCGACTGTTTACCGAGTCTTGATGCGTGTTGATGGTGACTTGACCCACGCAAGCCACATCAAATACTTCCAGGGTGGCGCTAGCTAGTATCTGGAAATAGACCGAAGCCCCCCGCTTAGACTAGGTTGCTGCGGGGGGTTTCGCTTTGCTAGGGTAGAGCTATGTCAAAACCTAGTCTCAAGGGCGCAGTAGCGCTAGCATCTAACACTCCTGGCGTATCTACGGGATACGGCAATCAAGGGCAACAGCTAGCCGAAAGAATGATAAAAGCTGGCTTGGAGTTTGCATCTTTTTCTAACTTCGGTCTAGAGGGTCGTCACGAAACTCTAAAGATAGCTGGCAAAGAGGTGCCGCATTACCCGAGAGGGCTGAGTCCTTACTCAGATGATGTAGTGCCAGTTTGGTATCAGGACTTTGCCTCGAAGCACCCTGACCTTAAAACAGTTCTCTTCACGCTCTATGACGTGTGGGTCTATAACAAGATGGACTTTGGCGGCCCTATTGTTTCTTGGGTGCCGCTAGACCACATTACTCCCCCACCTGCTGTTATTCAGTTCTTGCAGAAGGAAAATGTTACGCCAGTCACAATGGCTCCTCATGGACAACAGCAACTAGAAGACCTCGGGATTCCGTCAACCTACATCCCTCACGGAGTAGATACAAAGATTTACAAACCCACTCCAGACATAGACGGCGTGGGCACTCGTGACTACATGAGCATAAGTGACGATACATTCTTAGTTGGCATAGTCGCAGCGAACAAGGCTAACGGCATTATTCACCGTAAGGCGTTCGCCGAGAATTTGCTGGCTTTTGCTGCCTTTCACAAGAAATACCCAGACTCACAAATCTATATCCACACAGAGCCATCTAGGGTCTATGGTGGCTTTGAGCTTGCTGGCATTCTTAGGGCTGTTGGATTAGATAAGTCAGCCGTAATGCTGCCAGATAGGTTTGCTGTGCGGCAGGGCTACCCAGAAAAGCACATGGCGGCTTTTTATACGGCAATGGATGTGCTCTTAAGCACTTCATACGGCGAGGGCTTTGGTATCCCTACAATTGAAGCGCAAGCTTGTGGTACACGGGTTATTACAAGCAACTTTGCCGCCTCTAAGGACTTGGCTTCAGAGGATAGTTGGAAGATTGACGGACAGCCATTTTGGGACGAGGCTCAAGGGGCGTTCTTTAGTATCCCGTCTGTCAACCGCATTACAGCGGCTTTAGAAGATGCTTATCTCAATGCTCGTGGTCACAGCGATAAAGCAATGGAGTTTGCAAAGCAATTTGACACTGACCACATTTGGAACTGGCGCTGGTTGCCCTTCTTGAAAGGCATTTTTCAGTGATACCAGTTTTAGGGTTTGCAACGCTAACAAAGTTTGACATGGCTCAGCGGTTGCTTGACTCTATTGACTATCCCGTACAAAAACTTGTCATTGTAGACAACTCAGGCAGAAAATCTTGGATACCTGAGCCA